TGTCGGCCTCGGTCAACGGGGCGGGACAGATCGACGAAACGACAGCGGGGAACTGGGTCACGTTCGCCGTGCGGTGGTGCGAGATGGCCACCCGTGGGAGTCGGGAATTCTTTCGTGGCGTCGAAGTCGCGGCGGACATCACGCATCAAATCACGATGCGATCAGACCCGCAGAGCAAGGCATTCACCGTCAAGCAGCGGCTGCGAATGGGCGACAGGATTTTTAACATCAGCGGCCCCCCGCTGGACGTGGACGAGGGCGACGAGATGGTGCGGTTTCCGGCCGTGGAGGTGGCGCAGGATGGCTAAGCCAGCACGCCCAGGGATGGCACGGATGCGGCGCGAGAGGTCGGCCCAGCGTACCGGCTTGTTCAAAACTGCGGTTCTGGAACTGACTGGTGATGAACGCCTAAAAGCCGCACTGCTGAATCTTGCCGACAAGCGAACGCGAGCCGCCATTCAGGCCGGCTTGCGTGCGTGTGTCAAAGAGTTTGCGGTTGGCATTAAGCATCACATTCCAGCCGACCTGAAGAATTTACAACGACTGGTCGGAAGCGGCCTAACCAAGGCCAAGGCGCGGAAACAAGGTGCTAAGGCTGGGTTTTCGGTCGCGGGCGCATTCAAGCGAAAACAACCGAAACGTAGCGGGAAGAATGTCACCAAGGCAGGCAAGCCCAAGGGTGTGGGGCTGGGAGCGCGTAATGTCATGTGGGCAGCGATTGGCACACAAGATCGAGTGGTGAAAAAGACCCGCATGTATGTTGGCACGAGCCTGCGGGAAGTGACGAACTGGAGCACAGGCAAGATGCCAGCAATTCTAGGGGATGCTGTCACGCATGGCGTCAAGGCAAAACAGCGATCGGGAGTCACGGCGATGGAAAAAGCCGTGTGGAAGAGGCTCATTAAAGACATCACAAAGCAACAGGCAAAGTGATGGCCATTGAGATCGGGCTTCGCACGCTGCTACTCGCGCAGTCGACAATCACGACTCTGGCACCGTCGCAGACTGTCGGTGGTGTGGTGTTTGACGCGGTGTTTTTGGACAACCCGGCGGAAGGCGTGAAGCCCCCTTACGTGATCATCACGCAGACCGGTCACGATCCATACAAGCGACTCGACGGCACCGGAGGCACGCTGCGAAAGACTGAGTTGGACATCGATTGTTACGCAAGCAACCGGCCTGCATCGATTGCGTTGGCTGCTGCCGTGGACACGTTCCTACGCGACTACGTGGGGGCAGCCGGGGCATCAGACACGATCAACGCAGTCCTCTGGGAAAATGCACGGGATGACGTGGTCTTCACCGGCGATGGGCGAGATCAACGCCACTACGTGCGAAGTCTTCAGTTCTCGATTCAGCACACTTAGGAGGTGCATTCATGGCGATTGTGAAGTCCAAGGGTACGAAACTTCAGCACACGGTTGCCGCGAGTCTTGTCGACATCGCGCAGATCCTTTCGATTGAGCACAGCGGTAGCGGGTCTGAGACATTCGAGTCTACGACCCTTGACGGCGGCACCTACAAGACATTCGCTCCAACGGGGTATTCAAACCCCGGGCAGGTGTCTGCTGAGATCTTCTATGATCCGGCGTTGGCAGGACATCAGGCGGTTACCGACCTGATCGCGACACCTGCAACGAACGCGATGAAGATCATCTATGCCGACACGGCTGCAACCAATCAGGCGTTTACCTCGGCTGGCGTGGAGTTCGGGGCGACCGTCGCGATGGATGACGGCTTGAAAGCATCGCTCACCTACACCGTGACCGGCGATCCGGGGTGGCCTAGCTGATGCAAGCCAAGATCATTCGCGAAGACATCGAGATCAGCCCCTCTGCTGTGCTGTCTGAGGACGAGCAGGCGCAGACCGTCATGGTCGATACGTGGCGAAACGGGCAGATGGAGCCGGTGCGGTTCTGGAAACTCGGAGCCATTGTGTCGCGGCCTGATTCCTACATGTTGGTACGTATGGGGATCGCCGAGCCGGAAGACAAGGAATGCCTGCAGCGTGCGGCCATGACTCCCGACGATTTCCGGCAGGCACAGCACGCAGCCCGCAGGGTGACGGCGGGAATCTCCCCGGAGGACTTCCCGTTGTACGACGCGGGAATCATCACAGGTTACAACCCCGACGGCACCTATGTCCCCGGCCCGAACTGGGACCAGATGCCGCAAGAAGACGAAGACGAGGACGACGAGTGAGCCGAAAAGCACTTCTGAAGCGGGTTCCCAAGCGGGTCGAGATCAACGGGGAAACCGTGATGGTCAGGCCCCTGACTCTCCGTGAGGCGGGCCAGTTTGACGCACTGGTGAAGGCCGAGAAGAACACTGATCTGATCCGGTTCATGGTGGCGTCTGTGGTCACCGACTCGGAGGGGCAGCCTCTTTTTGCGGTGGACGATCCCGAGATTGACGACATCCCCACCGACGTGATTCAGCAACTCTCCGACGCTGTCGCCAAGATCAGCAACCCCGGCAAATTGGAGACGGCAGTAAAAAACTGACGGCCGATGATGATGTGTTGTGGGTGATGCGGCTGGCGTCACATGATCATCGGCTGGCAGACTGGGAGACCCTGTTGGACACGTTGACGCGGCAGGAGCTGACGGTTTTAAAGGCCTTCGCCCAGATCGAGGGGTGGGGCAAGTTTGGCGACGATCACAGGGCGGCAGTGCAGACAACGATCCTCGGCAGTGCATGGGGAGCGAAGATAGACTATGGCAAGGTCGCGGACGCATTCCGCCCGCAGGACAAGCCGCAACCACGGGAGATGACTCCCGACGAGGTGGCAGCAGGAATGAGGAGGGTCAGGCATGGCGGTGATCGGTAACCTCGTTGCAAATCTGGTGGCGGACACCTCAAAATTTACCGGCCCCATTCAGCAGGCAGAGGCCCAGGTAAATCGCACAGCGTCTTCCATCCGTTCGTCTGGCGGGTTGATTTCCGGAACCGTGGGGATGCTGTCCCGTGGGGTTGGAGCTGCAATTGGCGGCGTCGCACTCCTCGGAGGGGCTGCGGCTGCCGGCATGGGCGCGGCAATGTCGGTGACAATCGCGGCCCGCAAGCAGGTGGCCAAGTTAGAGGCGGTTGTCGCGTCGACCGGTGGGGCGGCCGGGTTTACCGCACAGGAAATCATCGATTTCGCTGACAGTCTCGAACTGGTCAACGACATTAACGCGGATGTGACGACCTCGTCGGCTGCGGTGCTGGCGACATTCACACAGATAAAGGGGGATGTGTTTAAGGAGGCGCTCATTGCGGCACAGGATCTATCGGCCGTGATGGGGCAGGACATGCAGAGCAGCATCGTGCAGATCGGCAAAGCGTTGAACGATCCGATTACAGGATTGACGGCCTTGCGGCGTGTCGGCGTGTCGTTTTCGGAGCAGCAACGCCAGCAGATCACAGCGATGGTTAAGGCCGGCGACGCGATGGGCGCGCAGAGGATGATTCTCGCCGAATTGAAGACCGAGTTCGGCGGAGCAGCAAACGCGATGAGCAACCCGTTTGTGGTTCTGACAAACGTGGCGGGGCGAGCAATCGAGGGGATCGGGGCATTGGCACTGCCGGCGCTGCAAAGTCTGGCAAATATGCTGACAATTGTCATCGCACCGGCAGCAACCGAAATGCTGACCCGGTTCGAGGAGATCGGGAATGGAATTCGGGATTCTCTGGTTCCGCCGATGCAATATGCAATCGCCGTGGTGGCGAACATCGGGACGTCGATCAAGCTGCTGGCCGTCAATACTGCGCTGACATTGGTTCAAATCGGCAACGCGACGGCATACTTCTTCACGGATCAACTGCCAGCGTACTTCAACTGGTTTCTCGACAACTGGGGCAACTTGTGGACTGACGCCCTGGCGATCACGCAGACGGCCTTCTCGAACCTCGGTGCGAACATCGCCACCAACATGGCGGCGATCTGGGATTTCATTTCCGGCGGCGGAATGACCGCTCTGGAAATGACATGGACACCTCTACTAGACGGGTTCGAATCGACTGTTGGGGACATCGCAACGATAGGCGAGCGCGTTCCGACCGAACTCGAAAACACATTGGGAGAGATGGTATCGGGGCTCGAAGGCAAACTGGCGGCGGACATGGCAAGCACGATGGAATCCTTGCAAGGGACGATCGACAAGAAGCCCCTGACGCCGAGGGTTAAATCCGCAGAGTCTCCCGCTGAAGCGATCAAGCCCACGGAAACCAAGGCGGTTGGAGCCGCACAGCAGGGTACGCGGGAGGCCCTGTCCGCGATCTTCGGGAGCATTCGAGGCGATGATTACCAACGCCAACTGGTCGCTCTCCAGCAGCAGGGGCTGGCGATCCAGCAGCAGCAACTCGACGCTCTGGAAGGGCTGGCCAATGAAGAAGGGGTGGAAATCGACTGATGGCAATTCTCAAAATGGGTGAAGTGTCTGGTCAATCGCTGGACTACAGCAAGCCCTACGACTCGACCAGTTCGCGGAAATGGTTGGCTGTCACGAGCCACAACTTTCACACTTCGAGCGACGTTTACCAATACGGGCTCGACAACAACATCCTGCCGCTACCCTATGTGAGTTTCCACCCAGTCCTAGTCGGGCATCTGTGCCGGTCGATCAAGGTCACGCAGGATGCGGGGGCACCTCGGCAGTGGACGATCGAGGCGGAGTACAGCAGCAAGCCGACCAAGGAAGACGAGTCGGAAGAGAATCCCCTCAACCGCCCGGCCCGCATTCGGTGGCGGACATCGAACTACCAAAAGGCCATCTGGCAGGACATCAACGGCAAGGCACTTTTGAACTCGGCGGGCGATTACTTTGACCCGCCGGTTGAAGTCGACCGAGCCTACTGGACGGTCAGCGTCGCGAAGAATGTCGCGGACGTGCCGACGTTCATTCTGGACTATGAGAACGCGGTGAACAATGCGGCGATCACAATTGGCGGCGTGGTGATTGGCCAGCATGAAGCCAAGCTGTCGGACATCGAGATCAGTGAGCTGAAAATCGAGGGCGATTACCAATACTTCGAGTTCTCCTACACGCTGGAGAGGCGGCGGGAGAAGTGGATTCCCTTCAGGGTGTTGGATCAGGGCTTGCGGTTTAAGGACGGCGCAAACCGAAAACACATCATGGACCAGTCAACGCCCCCTCGGCCCGTCTCCTCCCCTCGGCTACTCAATGGCAGCGGGGCTGTGCTGAGTGACCCAACGCCCGATAACGCGGTTTACCGAGACTTCACCGTCTACTACGCCCGCAACTTCTCAGTCCTTCCAGGGGTGACATAATGGCCAGACTCGTAGGAACTCTGCAACTCGACGCGGGATCTGTCGAGGATCAACACATCAGCAGCGGCACCAAGATCGACGCGGACAAGCTGCAGCATTGCTACAGGGCTTGGACCAACTTCGATTTGGCGATCGGCGGAACACCCGTGGCCCGCGAGGAGATCGTCCATGTGTGCGAGGTGGCGGGTACGATCCGCCAGTTTGCGGCCCTCTGCAACGATACCGGGACTTCGGCATCGGTCACATTCGATCTTAAAAAGAACGGCACTACCGTCCTGTCCAGCGTCATCACAATCACCAACGCCACGGCAGACAGGGCGGTAGTCGATGGCACCGTCTCTAACACAACGGTGGCGGTCGGGGACGTGCTGTCGATTGCCCTTGCGGTGTCGTCGTCGACTGGAATGCAAGGCCCCTTTGCGTGGTGTACGATTGAAGAGAACGGGGCCCCCTAATGGCAGGCTACACGTTTTCCGGTGACGCAGTCCAACGCATTCGGGCGACGGTTCGCCATGTGGAGGGGCAGCAGGAATTGCCCCAGGCATCGCGAGCGAACTCGATCGCGATGCAGTTCGACTACGCGCTCATTGGGAAAACGGATGCGGCACTCAACAAAGGAGCGAGCGGGACAGTCTCGATTTACTCGGGGACCGACCCGGCGGCATTGACGGACACCGGAGAGAACGTCACAGCGTACAATCGATTCGGCAACATCGCTTCAGGCAAGTTTGTGCTTGTCTGGACGATGCCGTGGGGATTCGAGTGCCAGGCCGCCGAATGCTAATCAACCGCGACGGCTGGCAATACAGCGGGCAGACTCCCGCGTTCTTTTCGGGGCAGTCGGGCTGCTACTGCTGCGGTGTGGGAATCGGCACCTACATTTGCCTATATGGGTTCAATTTCACATCAGGAAACCTACGCGACGTTGACAGCTACGTGGTTGATTCGTGGACAAGCAAAACAGACGGAGCGACTCCAGCGAGGTCAACGCCACAGACTGGGACAGTCGAGGGCATCGCGTACATCTATGGGGGCGGCGGGTCTGTATCCCCATTTTATTTCGTCGACAATGACGCTTACGTGTTCAGCACGGACACATTTACCGCAAAAGCAGACATGTCCGCTGCACGATGGTTTGGGGCAGGCTTTGCCGCAGCACTCAAGTGCTACGCGAGCTATGGATATGACAACACTACGACCAGAACGCAGACCAATTATGAGTACAGCCCGTCTGCCGATTCATGGGCAACCAAAACAAGCGGACCCAATCCCGTGCGATCTGGACCATCATCGTTTGTCATTAGCGACAATGGTTACGTTATCGGTGGCGGGGACGCATCTGGCAATTTTCTCAAAGACAACGATCAATACGCTACGGGATCAGATGCGTGGACTTCGAAAACCGACATGGGAACAGCGAGGTCTACGCCGGGAGCATTTACAATTGACGCCACTGGATGGGCACTGATGGGCTTTTCAACTGGGTCTGTAATGCTGGGGACAACCGAAAGCTATGACGCCTCGGGCAATGCTTGGACTGCCGGAAATAGCATTGGGGGGACCAGAGACAAGCGATATCGTGGGGCGTCGGCCAGCCTTGGGAGTGCCGGGGCTGGCTACATGACGGGTGGATTGACTGCCTTGGCTACGCAGTCTAGGCACCACGACGAATTTGACGGGACGACATGGACTACACGGACCGACATGCCGACACCGGCACGTGACCAATTGATCGGGGCAGAGAGCGTATGAGCCTCACGACGATCCTTGGCGATCACAGGCACTTCCATTCCACTTGGCAGATTGATCACGCGATCACAGCCAGGGCGGGTGGTACAGTCTACGGGTGCTATCGGCAAGCGGTCCGCGAATTGCACAAGCGATGGCGAGGGCTTCGAGGTCTGTACTCGGAGCTGGTCAAATTGCTTGGGGACTGCGAGACGGCGATTGGCGTGCAACGGTGCGAGACGCGGCTACAGGCTGTCGAGGCCGAGCATGTGATAGCCGACACCGAACGGGAGTTCGTGCGATTCTGGGGTCAGGCGGTGGCTTGTCGGCGGGCATTGGGGCTGGACGATGCCGAGCCGATGCCGGAGGATCTGCGCGAACGGCTGGAAGCGGAATTCTGGGAACACCAGATCAAGGCAATGGCGGCGATCGATTTCATCACGACTGGCAGGTTGTCGCGCAACACAGTCGAGATTCTTGCGGCTACGAAAGGCGATCAGCGGCGGCGGCTTGTGTCGGCGATCCTCAACCCACAGGCACATGACACCCTGATCCAATGGTATCTCGGTCACGAGCCAGAGTTGCCCGAGCCGGTGGAGATGCTGGCCAGTTCCCCACGGGAGGCGATCGAATGCGTATCGCGGATTTTGTCCGAGCAGCCAGAGAGTGGAACCCCGGCGGGGTGGCTGTCCAGTCCCGCCGAGAGTTTCGCCAGCGTCTAAGGGCGTGCGAGGGCTGTCGGTGGCGGGCAGGGCTGATCTGTCCTCTGATTCACTGCCGATGCCGGATTGCCTCCTACGCACTCGACAGGGCCAACGACTGCCCCACAGGACGGTGGGACCTACTCGGAGACGTACGGGCGACTGATGGCCCCATTGATTGACAGCGTCTCACCCCCAATCATCATAAACGGGATGTTGTGAGCCAGCGGGGACACTCGCACCCGGTGCCCGTGGAACTCCACCACAATCGACGGAGCCGGGTCAGGGATGCCCAATGGCGTGTTGGGTGTCGGCACCGTCGCCAAACGCACCACACGCCCCGTAGACGCTGGCCGATTGACGGGCGGGAGTCGGGACAAACAGGCGGCGACGGCGAGGCCTAGGGCGATGCCAGCGAGGGCGGAGAGACGGGTCATCGGGTGAACCTCTTGTCAGCGGGGATCAGGGCGGGGTCAACGGGCAGGGCGATCACGTGCATCTGCGGTGTGTCGGTCGGTGCCTGCATGGTCCAGACGGTCCACGTCCGGCCCCTCATGTGGTAATGCCGGGTCGACGGTCGGTCGCAGTACATCGCGGCGGCGGTGGCATGGTCGGTCGAGGGCATGCAGAGACCACTACGGCATTCGGGCTCCTCAGAGACCCACGTATATCCGGGGGAAAACCGAGTGTCACCGAATGGGAACTTCTCACAGGGCTGGACGGGCATCACTTCGCCCCCTTCCGTGGTCGCAACAACCGCCCGGGTCGCCCAACTTTCGGGCGTCGTTCCATGATGCGGAGATCCTCGTTGGTAAACTGCCAGTCCCGGCCCGGCTTGCGGCCGAGCCCGTGCAGTTTGGCGAGGTGGCCTACCTGCCGGGGGGTCAGACCGAGTGCGGCAGCGGCGGTTGCAGTGGTGTAGGTCATCGTGGGAACTCCGAAAGGAACGTGTATGTACCGTCCGCCTGTGGCGTGATCGGCGTGAGCCGCAGCCCGCTGCCGCACAATTCATGCCAGCGAGAATAGGCGGCAAGCCACGTGGGGAAACTCCAAA